GGACGCTCTGGGCCTAATGTGGTTTATACTCGCCCAGACGAGTGCCTGATTTATGCCGTCAGGTAGCGGTGGTTACCCTTGGCAACGAATTGCCGAGAGTTCTTGTACTTGCGGTTCCAAGCTGATTTGGCTCCCGCAAGTGATCCCGTGAAGCTGTTAGTGCCAGCCCTGAGATCAAAGATGGTGTAGACCGCAGAGTTGCTGCTGCCTACTCGGACCATGACTGCGTTCTGATTCGAGCGCACGATGTTGGTGATGTTGTTGAGCATCTTTTCCTTTTGTTGTTGTGAGGGACCATTATACCACGGCCCCTCTAGTTGGTCAACCCTCAAGGGCTGAAAAAACATCCTCTTCCGTCACCTCATCACCCAACGCGATGCGCTTGGTGAGTCCAGCGAGGACAGAACGGAGTTGAGCTTTGGACGCCTTTGCATCCTCGATCTCAGCTTCTGCGTTTGCCATTTGGCTCTCGATCTTGACGATCCGAGCCTGAGCTTTGGCGATGCGCTCATCGAAGTTCGCTGGACCCTTACTGAATCCTTTGCGAGCAGCCATCTCTACCTTCTCTGCTTCCTTGATGAGATCAAGGACAGGGGTGAGCAGCGGGTTGGACTTGGCCTCTTGTTGGGCCGCTTTAGCTTGCAACTTGGCAAGCCGCGCCTCAGTCTCAGCGATAAGCTGATCGGGAGTGCGTCTTTGTCGTTTGCTTTCCATGTGCATATTATACCATAACATAGGTGCTGATCAAGTCCTATTTTCTTTTATTTTCGGTCGTAAGTGCTTGTGGGAAGCAATGTTACACTCGTCGCCCCGTCACCCCCTTTGGGGCTTCCTAGTCCCAGCAGACAGCATAGACTGCAAGCAAAGCCAGCAGCCCACCAATTAGAATTGAGCCAATCATGCTTCCATGTCCTCTGCAAACTCCAAGTGTGCAGCCCACTCAGGGTGGAACTCTTGAGGACCGACGAGGATATCACGCTCGATCCCAAGACCAAAGCCAACATTGAGAGACTTCAACTCATTGAGTGTAACATATCCCCACTCAGGAGAACCAAAGCCAAGATCGCACAATCCGAAGAGGAGCCAGTCCCCGTCCTCTTGCTCAGTACCCTCGGCAATTTGCCAAGTCTGAGAGCCCATGGGGTTGAAGAATTTCACCACGATGGTTTTATCATCGCAAGGGGTGGATTCGGTTGAGTATAGCTCAGGGAGAGCTTTGATTATTTCAGGTGTTAGTAGTTGCATTGGTTAGCTCCTGTCTTTCTTGTGATCGTTGTAGTTCTCAAGCTCTCGAATGAGAGACTCGTACCAGTCATCCATGACCTCTTCGGTCATCTCAGCCTCATCAGCCATAGCCTCACGGGTTGCGGACTCATCGAATTCTGTAAGGGCATCACCAAGGATGAAGCCCATCTCTGCTGTGTAGTCGTTCGTGATCATGTGTCTATTATATCAGGTGAGGAGGCTAGGGTCAAGCTTCTTTCCGAGAAACTTTTCACGGGCTCCTGCGGTGTAGCGAAGAGTGTAAGCGTCCCACTCCTCCATGATGCCAACAATGGCGAGGCCATAGTTCACGCGACCGTTGAAGTGGATAGTGTGGTCATCCTCCACGATACGGACAGCACACTGTCCATCGTCTAGGGTGGGGGCACCTAGGGAGATGATGAGGTGACGCTTCATGCCCCCATTATATCACACCACACACCACACACAAGCACAATCATATCATTACATTGAGTATTCCTATGGTCCTAAGTGTATTCCTAGCAGTAACCTAGCGGAACGCTTCGCGAAAAGGTAGGAGTCCCCATTTGCGTGGGCACCCGTATACACAGGTACTTAAGTTTATTAGGAAGGCATTTAAAAAAATTTTTTTATAAATCTCAAATAGTTGGGACTCCTATATAATTATATGAACTCATACGAAAGAATTTATAGTCTAATAACGGAAATGAGACGGGGAAGAAAAAAAGGAGAACAAAAGTATCCTCAAGCACGAACAGGCTCACGCCATACAGGACTCCAGCATGGCACTTCTTTGCGTCATGCTGCGGGAACGGCCAAACCCCTTAAATTACCTGCCGAGAGACGGGCTGCACCTGCACCAACAACAGCTACAAAGCCTTTATTACCATCAGGGGAGGCTAACCCAGCATATACAGCTATAATTAAAAGATTTACAGGTAAACTTAATCCAAAGGTTATAGCAGCAATGAAGAAAAGACTTAGTGGAAGCGAAGAGAATGTAAGTACCCAACACGGTGGGTCTGTGAGACAAGCGAGGGGTAAATAACATGAACTCCTACGAAAGAATATATAATATATTAGTAGAGAGGAGTGGAGCGAGTCGCGCTAGAACTGCTGGACGAAAAGAGGATGCTAAAATAGCAAAGAAAAGAATAAGAGCGAAGCGCAAAGGCAAAAGCACTATAGGGGCAGCGGAGGCCCATAGAATGGGGAGGAGATCCGCAGAGTCGTTTGGTTCTTCAAGAGAGCTAACAAAAGCAGCAAAAGAGCATGGAGGAAAAGGTACAGCAGCTTCAGAAGTTGCAAAGAGAGCACTAACTTCTCATGCAAAAGAAAGAGATATCGTTGCAAAAAGACAAAGAGGGGCAGGAAGAGCCGCTTCCCGACACACCTATAGATAAAAAATGAACACCTACGATAGAATATATAACTTGTTAGTAGAAATGCAACAACGACCTCTTAAGACAGACTCCTTAACAGGAAAGATTTTTAGACATACAGAGACTGGTAAGAAGGTAAGAGATAAGGAAGGAGGCCCTTGGCGTAAAATAAACAAGAAGCCTAAGAAAAAATGAACTCCTACGATAGAATTTATAATATATTAGTTGAGACTGAAGAGGTAGACGAAGGACTTCTAGGTTTGCTTGCAAAAGGCATAGGGGGCGTAGGGAAGGCTGTTGGAGGGGCTGTTAAAAAGGTTTCGACTGGAGCTTCTAAAGCTGCCTCTAAGGTTGCGACTGGAGCTTCTAAAGCTGCCTCTAAAGTAGTAGCACCTAGGTCTCAGTTTAGAATTGTAACAAAAGAGAAAGAGAAAGAGAAAGAAAAGGAGCAAGCTAAAACGGGGCCTAGGTCTCAGTTTAGAATTGTAACAAAAGAGAAAGAGGAAGAGGAAGAACCAATGAAAAAACCTAAAAAAGAGAGAACAACCGTTTTGGAAGCATATGCTAGACTTTATAATTTACTAGAAGGTCTCTCTCCTCAAGAAGAACTTAAAATAAAGAGACAGAAACAAGCTGAACTACGAAAAATGGGGCCTACGGCTCAGAAGAAAATAAAACAAAAAGCGGGGCTTGGAGAAGCTTATCTTAGGCTTAAAAACCTTTTAGAGACGCAAGGAGGCCCACAACGACAACGCTACAAAGCGGGATTATCCCAAGTCCCTATGAAACGCCAAGCTAGGTTTGCTCCTCGTTCTCAGAGTGGGGATACTGCTTCTAAAGCTCAAGATGATAGAATGTCTGCATCTGCAAAAACAACTAAGGATGTAATGTTAGGAAGTCGCCTTCTTTCTGCATTAAAGAAACCCTCATTAACGGGTATTCAAAGAGCGCAATTACAAAAAGCTTACGATAAATTACAACAACGGAAACCATGAATCCTTATCAACGCATTTACGAGGCACTTATTAATGAGATAGGCGATACTCAAAGAGGTAGAGAAAAGATTAAACAGGCTATTCACAATAGGCGCGTTGATTTAGATATAGCGGGGGCTGTTGCAAGAGATAATCCAAGAGGACCATCAGCGCAAGAGCCTCGCCAACTAGCAAAACTAGCTAGGGGAGCTTATCAAAAAGGAAAAGTAAAAGCTTACCTTAAAGGAAGAGAGGAAGGTGGGCATAAAGGAGCTATTAAAGCTTATAGAGGAGCTAAAAAGAGGCAAGCTAAGGAAGTTGCTTCCGTTGAAAGGAAACATCCTAAGGCTCCCAATGTTTATGGGGGTAATAAGCCTACTGGAGCGGGAGTAAGATCTGCTACAAGAAACATGACCTATAGGAATCGCCAAATAAAGAGGGAGATGGGTGAGAGTGAGGAGTTTCCTAAATTGTCTCAACTCTCTAAATTACGAAAAGGGATGACTGATGCTCAAAAGAGGGTATGGAATAGGGCTATGTCGAAGAAATCCAAGAAAGGGGAGTGGAGAACTCCCGAAAAATCAAAAAGAATAGCAAAGAGAGTAACTTAAGCCTATATAGACAAGGAGGTATTTCATATGAAAGACTTAATGAAGCACTTACCTCTTACTCTTTCTGTTCTTACATTTCTCATGGTTGGTTCGTTTTGGCTTGGTCAATCCCCTAAAAAGGGATGCCAAACTTGCACTTCGATGAGAGCCCGAATATCACAAGCACCTGAGCGACTTAAAGCTTGGGAAGGCAAAGGTGATAAAATCAGGGGAAGAAGAGAAGAGGGTAAGAGAGGTCCTAAAACAGAAGGTAAATAGAAAATAGGGCTCCTAGAATTAACTAGGAGCCCTAAGCATAAAGAAGTGAATCTGAACTTACATTAATTCGACGATTTCAGCATCTTTTGCGCGGGGTACGGTAATTGTAAGAAGACCATTGACAAAATCCGTCTCCGCTTTTTTTAAGTTAAACGCTTCGTCTATAACAAGCGAAAAATCGACATCCTTTTTAGAAATGCCGTGGTGTACAAATTTTACACCTTCTTCCTTTTCTCCATTTGCGGTAATGCGTAAAATATTTTTGCTGGCGCGAATTTTAAGATGTTCTTTCGCGTATCCAGCCAACGCAAACCTCAACCACAGTTTGTTGCCGTCATCATCAAGCCAGCAATCGGAGTGAGGATAATTTGGAAGTGAAGCTAATTGCTTTTTTGGTTCAATAACCAGTCGTTGCCAGTCTCGAAGGACCATATCGAGATCTTTCCAAATATAATCAAAATTAGTCCAATAAAAGTTTCCCATTGTAATTCTCCTTTCTTTCGACAAGGGGTTATGAGTCCCAAAATGGCGACTCATTTTTATATAGTATAATAGTGGGATTTTTTGGTTTTTGAATAAATATATGCTTCCTATATACAGTAGAGGTTTAATATGTCTTGGAAAAATACACTGCTTTCACTTTTAGAAGATACACCTTCTAAAACAGAGATTAAAGTTAAAAAAGCACTAGGATGGAAGATTAGGCCTGAAGATGAGCCTGGGTTAGATCCTGGGTCGAGAAGACAAAGGATCAGAACGCGAAAAGGTCAGCACAGCACAAGCCCCCTTTCAGGGGGTCGCACAGGAAAACTTAAGCGTAAGTTGAAAAGTAAGGTATATACTTCTAGTGAACGCAGCTTTATCAAGTCTAAGCTTAGTAGACTACAGAAAGCAGGGAAGAAGCGAGAAGCTATGACCATGTATAAAGGAAGACCTAGCAGAGGTAAAAAATGAATTGGAAACAAAGAATTTATGAGAGTTTAACAGAGGCACAATTCGGTCCTCGCAAACCAAAGGGTAAAAGATCTGGTACGCAAGCTAAGACGGCTGGGACTCGTAATGTAGCAAAAAAAGCTGCTATGACGCATCCAAGTAAGAGAACTCCTGCACAGCAAAAAGCTTATGAGAAAGCAAGAAAGAAGTATCAAACAACGGGTGAGACTCCATTTAGGTCTGGGAGAGCCTGGAGACAAGAGCAAAACATTAAGCAAGCAGGATTAGGTGATGCTCCAAGTAAAAGAAAACGAGGAAAAAAATAGTTTAGTATATCGGGCGGGGTAGCTAATTAGGAGTTAATTATGACTGATAAACCCATTATAAATAAGCAAGGTTACATTGATGTTAAGTCTGCTGTAAAGCTTAAACAGACTGAAGCTAAAGCTGATGAGAGAATGAAAGGTGCGGAGAGCAAAGCTCGTATGCAAGAGTTAATATTTAAAGAGTCAGCAAAAGAAAGTGCGTCGAAACACTTAGCTAGATTTGCAGGTTTGTACCTACTTATCTTAGTTCTTGCCTTCATTTTTAGTATAAAGTTTATTCCCGAAACTAGTATTGCAGTAGTTGCAGGTTTAATCACGCTTGTTGTGACTAATTTATCGACTATTCTTAAGGGAATTGTTGAGAATGGAAGTACACCAGAAGGAGAAGATAAAACTCCTTCGCAAAATCAATTTAAACATTAGGAGAAATTATGAGTTGGAAAGATAAGTTATTTAATTCTTTTTTAGAAGAAGAAGAAAAAAGAAAAAGAGGCTATAGATACTCTTCTGGAGCAGGTGATCCTACAGTAGGTCAGCAGTCTAAACCTTCAAGAGGAAGAGGAGTAAAAGAGATAGAAGCTTCTAAAAAGAAGGGTTCAGCACATAGAGGAAGAATGGCTGGACACATTAAAAGAATACGCAAACACTATAAAGAACATCCAGAGGATAAACCTTAAACAAAATAATACCTAAAAATTTTCGCGTGGGGCTCGCTGCGCTCGCCTATATATTTTAAAGGACATAGGAGTTTTAAATGCCTACATTTTCACCATCATCAGTATCATCACTGTCTTACACGGCAACAGCCTTATTACCTACCACAGCAGTAAACAGCTTTTCTAATGTTTATGACGGGGGTGATTACGGTGCTAGTGGACCTTGGATGATTGAAGAACAAGCCATGACAGTACAATATTGGCGTGTTCCTAGAATTACACCATCAGGTCTTCACCTTAACCTAAGTGATTGTTCTCAATCATTAAATGTCGCTTATACAGATTTATGGGTACAAGTTAATGCTATGTATAGTCGCACCTACACCACGGATATTTATGTTTCTGCTATACAAACTCGCACCCAGTTGTTTGAGCTACAGTCTAACAACACTGACCAAGAAGGGGTTACATATAATGCTGATGCGCCTAACGGAACAAATCTTCCCGCTTCTGCGTTAGGTGTACGAGGATCCATCTATACTTCAAGACCTTGGTATAATAGGAGACCTTGGCTTTCTGCTACGGATAGCACTACGCACCAATTCAATGCTTCTCAGGCATATAATTTCCGTATAGCTGGACTAGGGGGGAAAACAGAAGATGAAATCTTCGGAAATGATTACGCTTGGTGGTCTCCTACTACTAACCCATTAGGGGTAGAAGGGGCACAGATGATAACTAATATGCCTGGAGGGTCTATTAACGGAAATTACGACCCAGATAATGATTATTTAAGAGGAGCATTCCTACCTCAAATACTCGATCTTATTGGGACAAAAATAGCCGCAGGTACTTTAACGAGCTATACGGCTGAGTCAGGAAGAAGGGTTCCTGGTTACAGGAAAGACAGACATGATTATACTAACACCCCCTAATAATCACATAAGGAGATAACATATGCCACCAACAATGCCAGCATGGGGCGCACCTGGAACACCAGTCCCCACAATCCCATATAACCCTACGGGTTCTCAGTTTTACTCTTCATCTTCTACATCAGGCATAAACCCTGCCTCAGGTGAATCAGGTGCGTTATCAGGTCCTTGGATGGTTGAAATTCAATCAATGGATTATGATTATGTAAGGGTTCCTTTTGTAGAAATGTCTTCAACGCAATTTACTCTTTCTGATACTTCTTGGGATGGTAATGTTAAATGGACTCACATGCAAATTAATGCTAGAGCTTTCTATCAAGTAAAGAAGACTTATGAGAACTATGCCACCTCTTCTTGGATTCAAAATCAAAGATTTGCCGTACAAGCGGTAAGTGCGGATCCTTACGGGAATACTTATGGGTCTGTTTCGGCAGGAACTTTCGGTCCAGCAGGAAAAATCGTAACTGAACAAGAGTGGTATTATAGACGGTATTGGAACGATGCTACTGATACAGAGTACAGTAAAACGATGGATGGAGGCTATACTTTCTATGTGACGGACGCTGGGGCTGGTTGGACTTGGGGGACTTCGAACGGAGGGTTTGATTCGGCTAACGGAACTCCTCAGTATGTGGTTTGGGGTAATTATGATCGTACTTTACAATCATATGAAGAAGGAGCCCCTATGGAAGGCTGTAGAGTAACTCGACAATCAACCGATAACCAAAATGATGGTCCTGTAGTTATGGAAGGGGATTACTTCACAGGCATAGCAATGGCAGTTAATACTAAATGGGGTGGTTATAAAACCACTCAGGATACAAACCAAGATGTTGCGGTTACCACTAATTCGCTTGGTGGGTGGATTAGAGCAGAAGAAATGATGAAGAATGCTGCTCTAGGGGATGTTATGAGCAATGACAACCGCACAGGTATCTCAGAATACAGCGAATTCCGACATGCTTGGAATTAATTAAGGTCTGGTTGCAAGGATCGCTACCTTAGCACCGTTATAAGCCGAAAGAGTTTTTTATTCTTTCGGCTTATTCTTTGCCTATATATTTTAGAGGTAAATTATGTCACATTTTCGATGAGGAAAAGGAAAAAAGAAGAAGCCTGTTGGTAGACCTAAGCCTAGGCCAATTCTATGAGGTGGTCATCTCATGAGTAATTTTAAAAAACTTAGAACTATATTGGAAATTGCACAAGGAACTCGTACAATGTCGGGTGCTTCAAGGGCTTATAGAAAATCGCTCACTTCTTCTTGGAAGCAAGGAGAGAAATCAGGAGAGCTTCAACAAAAAGCGGCTGAATTGGAAAAGAGTGGAGGGGCTATAGCCAAAATCCATAGCGACACTATGCGAAAAGTAGCTAAGAGATTAAGAAAAAAAGGTTCTACATCCCTAGATACCGCAATGCGGTTACGAAAGGCTGTACCTCAAAGCTCAAAAAGACGAAAAGAAAGGTTAAATATAGAGAGATAATATGCCTAGAGTAGGAACAAAACATTTTGCTTATACTAAAAAGGGGAAAGCTGCTGCTAAAGCTGAGGCTGCAAAAAAAGGAAAGCGCATGAAGTATGAGGATGCTTCCTATGGGCGACTTTATTCACTTTTGGTTGAGTCTGATTGGATTCAAGGGGCAGTAAACCCTAAGCATAAAGGTTATTGCACACCTATGACCAAAGAAACCTGCACACCTCGTCGTAAAGCTTTAGCTAAGAGATTTAAAAAAGCGGCAAGACGAGAAGGTACTAAGGCTGGTGGGAAAACGGGTTGGAAAGGAAAAGTATGAACTCCTACGATAGAATTTATACTTTGTTAAAAGAAGCTGCCAAGCGTACTGGAAAAACTAGAAAGTTCAAGAGTGGTGAGTACCAAAGTAATACTTTTTCTGCTCTTAGACCACAAGGCAAGAGAAGAACATCTACTGATACTGATGAAACAGATACAGGGAGACAGGGACCTAAACTCCCTACCAGACTACAAGCAAAATTAGGGGCTTATAAGAAGTTGAGGAAAAAGAAGTGAACTCCTACGATAGAATTTATAATATATTAGTTGAGCATCAGTTTAAGAGGGGAAAGAAGAAATCGTGGTGGGCAAAGGGGTTGCGTAGCACAACGACTTCTCCCCGTCAAAAAAGCCATCAGGAGCTTGACGCAGACATCACCAGTACTCTAGATTCACATGCACGAATAGCATCTGAGCCTGAAGCAAAAAGAGGTGAAGCGTGGAGAGGTCATATGAAAAAGGTCTCAAAGGACGCTTGGACTGATGTTGAGGAAAAGGTGAGAAGACAACAGGCAGCGGAAACTAATAAGAAATGGAAAGAGGCAAAGAAGAAGAGTACTTAGTAATATAAGCTTCCCTGTTCTTATGCCAGGACTCTCTCCCACTTGTGTCTCCTATGGAATAATGGCACATTTTTACTTCTACAGTCTTATTATGATATCCCTTTAGATGAGCCTGTGTAGTGTAATATATGTCGTAGAAATCCCATTTTCCTTCGAAAATCTCAGGTTTTTCTAACTCTATATCCATTAGCACCTCTGCCCTCGCTGCTAAGAACACTCCGTCGAGGACTGCTACTTGTCTACAAGGTCCATAGACAGTCGGATAATGCCCCTGGCTCTCTTCGTAGTGGTAGATGGATCCGCTATGCTTTCCTTGTTGCCATTTATGGTGATCCCACCATATGCAAGGTCGATCAAACTCTTCTGTACCTGCGGGACCGACAAAACCTACCTCAGGATTTAAAACTTCCAATAATTCTTTTTTAAATTCTTCTGGGGTAGAGAGTATCTCTATATCATCATGACATAAAATTATAATGTCCTGTGGGTCTGGATTAATGCGCTCAAGCCCCTTTTTATAGCCATTAAAAATAGATTCTTGATCAACTAGTAGTTTTATATCGACATTAACCCTAGATAAGTAGGAGATTAAATTTTTTAAGAGGGGCGACCCGTTCTTAGATCTCGTACATATAAGACAATAAAAATTCATATAATATAATAGATGAACAAGCAGCAGATTGTAGACGAATTTAACCGATGCAAAGAAGATCCTATCTACTTTGTTTCTAATTATATTAAAGTTACACATCCTGTTCGTGGTCTTGTAAAATTTAAACTTTACGGCTTCCAAAGAAGGATTATGAATGACCTGGGAGAGCACAGATTTAATATTTTGCGAAAATTCAGACAAGCAGGATGTACAACGATTGCCTCCGCTTACTCCCTTTGGATCGTACTCTTCAATAAACATAAGTCTGTTGTTATTCTCTCTAAGGGAGATGCCGAGTCCACTGAGGTTCTTGATAGGATCAAACTAATGTATGAAGAGCTTCCTTCGTACTTTCAACCAGGAATAGCAGAGGATAATAAGCATACATTAAAATTAAATACAAATTCCGTTATTAAGTCTAGACCTTCAGGTAAACAGTCAGGGCGATCACTTGCTGGATCCTTTCTTATTATTGATGAAGCAGCCTTCATCGAAAACATTGATACGATCTGGGCTGCTGTTTATCCCATTATTTCAACGGGAGGGAGGGCTTTCGTTCTTTCTACGGTAAATGGTATGGGAAATTGGTACGAAGAAACCTACAATGCTGCGAGGGAGGGTATAAATTCCTTTAATCCTATAGACATTGAATGGCAGCATCACCCCGAATACAAGAGACAAGAAGGTTATGAGCCTTTATACACCGAAATGGAGGACAAAGGGCTCTTTGTGGATAAGTGGGAAGAAGTTACTCGCTCTAATATGCCTCTTAAACAGTGGCTTCAAGAGTATGAATGCGAATTTTTAGGTACAGGTGATACTTTTATCGACGGAAGTGATTTAAAGTTCTTAACAGAGAGTGTAGATGATGATTACGATATAAAATATAACAATCGTATGCGAGTTTGGAAGGACCCTGATCCTGCTTACGAGTATGTTATAGGTGTAGATACAGCTTTAGGAAGAGATAGAGATTATTCCGCATTCCATGTTATTAATTTGTATAACGGGGAGCAGGTAGCAGAGTTTTATTCGAAAAAAACCCCTATAAACGAGTTTGCAAAGATTATTTTTGATGAAGGAAACAGGTATAATGTAGCAACAGTGCTTATTGAACGAAATACAATCGGGAACAACCTTATAGACTGGCTCTTTACCTCTCTTGAGTACGAAAATGTGTGGGTAGACGATACAGGGAATATGGGTTTTCAGATAACTGCTAGGAATAGGGAACAAGTATTGGCAGGTTTAGAGGAAGCTATTAGAACTAATATAATAAGGATAAATTCAGGTAGAACGGTAACAGAACTTACTACTTTTGTTATAAAGCCTGGAGGTAGAGCAGAAGCAGAACAAAACAAGCATGATGATTTAGTTATGAGTTTAGCATTATCAGTATATGGTGTCAATGAAATGATTGATAACACACCCGTTGAACATTCTAGAGTAGTTGCTCTAAAGAAAGAGCCTCTCTTGCCAACAAAAGTAAAGGTTTCTAGTTATGGTGGAATTCAAGAGGAGGATATGAAATGGCTTCTGAGCTAAAAGAGGAAACATTAGAAGAGCTTAATGAAGAGGGGGCGACAAGATTTGAAGCAACCAGAACAGGTAATGCCTATTTCTATCCCACAGGGGTCTTAGGGAGATTCTTTGCTAAGTTCTTTGCTACAAAAGCTAAACCGTATGTAGCTGACTACGAAAAAAATTCAGGTTTAGCTGGTGATACTATTATCCAAACGGATGTAGTAAAAACAGAAACAAAGGGGATGGGATTTAGCGTCCTAAAAAGTGAGCCTTATTTCCCTGAGGTCGAGAAGAATAGACGAAAACGATATAAGCAGTATGAAGATATGGATGAGTACCCCGAAATTGGTGCGACTTTCGATATTTACGCTGATGATTGTACACAGAGAGACATTAGAGGGCGAAAATGGACTATAAAATCTGAAAACCTTAATGTCGTTGAAGAAATTAATCGTCTGTTTACTAAACTTAAGTTAGATAGGTTCTATTGGGATATCTGTAGGAACGCAGTAAAATATGGCGACTGCTTTATAGAGACCATTCTTGATGTTAATAACCCTACTTTTGGTATACAAAGGGTAAAAGTTCTTAACCCTAATTATATTATCAGAGTGGAGAATGAGTATGGATACCTTACCGACTTTTTGCAAGAGATTCCCGACCCCAAAGGAGATGTAAATTATAGCACTTCCCCATCTTTAAGTCAGGATAGGATTAAATTTATAACTTTAGATAAAAACCAAATCGTCCATTTCAGATTGTTTACTTCTGACCCTGCTTTCTACCCCTATGGGAAATCTATTGCGGCTCTTTCTGTAAGAATTTATCGCTCACTTAAGCTTATGGAAGATGCTATGTTGGTTTATAGGCTGGCTAGAGCACCAGAAAGACGAATTTTTTATGTAGATGTAGGAAATCTCCCCACTTCTAAGGCTGAGATGTTCATAGAACGAGTAAAGCAAAAATTCAAAAAGGAGAAGTTCTACAACACGCAGAAGGGGACGGTAGATGCTAGGTACAATCCTTTAAGTGCTGATGAGGATTACTTTGTTCCTGTAAAAGGTAATCAAGGAACTAAGATTGAGACCCTTCCAGGTGCTCAGAATTTAGGAGAAGTGGATGATGTGAAGTACTTTAGGGATAAATTGCTTGCGTCTCTTAAAATTCCTAAAGATTATATTGTTGAAAAAGACCAATCTCCTGAGAGAAAGGCTAACTTATCTCAGTTAGATGTTAAGTTTGCTAGAGTTATCCAAAGAATTCAACACTCTATAGAAATAGGATTAGAGAAAATTGCCAAAAGGCATCTTAGATTAAAGAATTTCCCTCAAACTCTTATTAACGAGCTACGAATTGAACTGCCTGACCCCTCTGATATGTTCACTAAGAGGAAACTTGATATTGATGAGCAAAAAGTTAGAGTAGTTCAGGCTGTAAAAGCCATGGATCTCTTCCCTCTTTCTATGATATATAAAGAATACTATGATATGAGCGAAGAAGAGATTGTGGAGACGATGAGCGAACTATCAGATGATAGGGAGAAGGAATCTATGGCCCAAGCGGAGATGGCACAAAATAATCCTAACATGAATACAGAGGCGGGAGGACAGGAATCTAGTGAAAATATTCCCCCCACTACTACAGAAATGACACATTTAAATAAACTTCGGGTGCGTTTAATAGAGGAAACAGGGGCTAGAAGCCATCAAGTAGCATCATTTACTCGTATTTTAAGAAAAATAAAAAAACAATCGGAAAAAGAGGGAGTTGAAGATAGTATATAACTATACAAAGATAAGGTGATTTATGTTTGATCTAATTTTTGAAAATCGTCACAAGAAAGTTTCATGCTTACTCAAGGCAGCAGAAAGCTTAGGAAGGTCTCTTAGAGAGAATATTAAGCTTCTGTCAATTGATGATATGACCAGAGAAGTATTATTTCTTTCGGAGCACGGTAATGTAATAAAAGCAGTTTACAGCTTAGAGGAAGATGTTGTTCTTTCTAATATTGAAATAGAAGATGGAGAGATATTCTCTAACGATGAAAAGTTTGATGGAGTAGTCGGTCAAAAGGTGTCCTCTTTTATAGAGAACTTATATGAGGATAATTATTCTCATGCTGATAGCTCATTTGCAAGTGTGTTATCACTTTGGGAAAACCGAATAAAATTCAATGATCTTCGGAAGGAGATTACGGAAGAGTCTACTTTTAACTCTTCCCGTAATACCATTATTGGTACTGAGGAATTTTCAAACTTCTTAGAGATTGCCCCCAAACTAGTTTCTTTCCTTCGAGAGAATAAAGAAACCATAATAAGCATCCCCGAAATTAAGAACGGTGTCAGACTTTCTGATACAGTAGCGAAAGCTTTTAATTTCGATAAGATGAGTTATGAGGAGTTAGAGGGCTTAGATTCGTACCACCCCAACACGGGTCTTACAGATACGATTTATGAAATGATCTGTAAACAAGAGCTTATTAAAAAAGAAATTTACGAATCAAAGAAGCATTTTGAGGATATCTGGGCTACCAACAAAAAAATCTCAAAGCTTTCTTCGTTGATTTTTGATAAGGATAGAAATAATGTAATTGCTACCTTGGTTGAGTGCATTATTGAAATTCCCTATCTTGCTCTCACTACTAAGAGGCAGCTTTTTGAAACTTTCAAAAGTAACTTAGGTGTTTCTGAAACAGAGCCAATTAATGAAAATGCTATTCATGACTTTGTTTCTATCATCTTCGAAATGAAGAAGCCACTTAAGAGTATTCTTTCTAATACCTTAAACGAGAAGTACGGCATTAATATTAATAACTTAAAAGATACCCCATCTTTTAAAAGCCTCTTAAATACGCAGGTTGTTATCTTTGAAGCTCTTTCTAAGATGTCCCCCAAGGGAAGTGTGCAAAGAAAGACTCTTAGTGAAGTGTCTGAGCTTCTGAAAACTAAGAACGGTGTTGAAAGCATTGATGTTAATGATTACCTTCAGATTATCTTTGAAGAGGCTGGGTTAAACCAAGTGATAAAAACGAAGCCTCTTTCCGAGAAGATAGCGTTCGATAATCTTTTAAGCACTACTCAAAGCATTGATACCTTGGTTCAAGCTGTGATGGAGCAGATGGGAGAGGATGATGAAGAAGATTCGGATAGGGCTCCTGAAGATACCTTTGATGCTCCTGGAGGCGTAGAAGACGAACAAGCAGAAGAAGACGAAGAAGAGGAAACAACGGAAGAAGAAGACGAAGAAGAAGAAGCCCCTAAGGAGGGCGAAGAGGAAGAAGAGGATGAGGAAGAAGCTAATGAGGATAAAGAGCCCGAAAAGCTTCAACTCTCAAAAAAGGAAGTAATGGACGGAATTAAAGATCTTGAGAATCTCATGCTAGGACTTAACCTAGGTAAAGATGAAGAGGATAACTAATGAGTAGCGAAAGAGAAACACTTCTTCCGTTTTGTACTACAGTATCATCTATTCCTGATCAGAGCCAGTATATCTTAGGTTTGTCAGGCACAGACGGTAATCCTGTTCCTTGTAATTATATTTCGGTCTTTAGCGTCAGTAGTATTACTAACACCATTAGACCCTCTTACTTTACAGTTTGTCCTTCGGGAATGTTTGCTGGGGAGGGGTGGGCTGCTTTAACTAATTTCTACACAGGCATGACTTATGCTTCTTCTGTAGATGTTAGTGCCAATTCTAATGCATGGTGGACAAACGATTATACCGCTGGAAGTGGAACGGGAGGCTTAGTGGGAGGAGCTTCTGATAAAGTAAGTTTTACTTTGCCCACAGGGATGCTGTGTACTAGTATTGTAATCAGAAATGATTTAGGGGACTATGGGACATTTGCGGTAAACTACGGTAGAATTAAGCACTCCACACGCTTAAAAGATGGCGGTGGTTATGGTGGTAAGTAATGGCCTTAGTAGAATTATCTAATCTCAGTGCGGAAGCCTTAAGCATAGAGGGGGTTGGGGAGCGTGTAAAACAGTCACGCTCTCGTCAAGCTTCTGTTGTGTTTGGGAAAGGACCTGTGGCTTGTATAAGCTTTACTATTAAACCAGGGTCTTCCTATGATGGTGTAATGGGTAATAAATTAAGCCTTATCTTTCTAAGAACTTCAGCGGCAGGATTAGGGAAGTACGCAACGCGCCTTTTTGACCCTAATGGGAGTACGATAGACGGGACTATCCAAGCTGTAGGTATCCAGTCTTGTGTTGATGCGGTTAATGCTAGTAATTTATCTAAAAATATTATAGCACGATTCCACAACGAGTCTGGAGCGGGAACATTTAGTAGTGGCTCTACTCATAATGATGCTACTTATTTTAAAGGAGGGAGAGGAGGGGTATGACAACCTCTAAAAGCTTTTTAACTAAAGACACTCTAATGCCTTTAGGAATGGTTATTGCGCTATGCAGCGGGGTTGTGTGGATAAGTACTCAACTTACTAGCATTAATTATAAGTTGGATATGCTGGAAGAGAAGTTGGAAGACAACTGGACGCGGCGAGATATGGAGAACTGGGGGCTTAAGCTTAAGATGGAAAACCCCGATATAGAAATTCCTATCTTAGATAACTAATCTACCATATGATTCTGTTTAAAAAGCCTAAACAGACGGGTTATAAAATTCTCACGAAATATACTCAATTCTGAGAGAATATTCGTAACTCTCTTAAAGTTATTTTCTGTTACCGTTCCGTCAGCTATAACCTCTTTAAGAGTAATTATAATTTCCTTAATGCGCGTTTTTTCGTTCTCACTTAAAGACCCTATTTGCTTTTTTATTTCTTTTTCTGTTTTCATAATACATTTACCTCATGTCCCTCTTTTCTATAAAATTTCATTCGTTCGTTTGAATGGTTTTTAAGATACTTCTCTTGATCTAAGAAATCATAAATAAAAACAACGCTTTTATTAGGGTGTCTTCGGAGGGCTCTTCCCAATGCTTGAAGAGTTGCTATTTCTGATTTCATACCTCTAGCATTAATAAAGTGGGTTATTTCTTCAATGTTAATCCCTGTTTGGAGGATTTTAGTACCAATGAGGACGCTAGACTCTCTATATCCTCGGAATCTAGAAATAGCTTTATACCTTTCTCCGATTGAATTCGCTCCCTCAAGAAATTGGGTGCTGCCTCCAAGTAAGTTTTCCAAGGATCTTCCGTGATCAAGTGATTTGGTAAGTATAAGTATGCGAGCTTTTGGGGTGTTTTTTTTAATCTCATTTACAAGTTCCTTAATTTTATTATTTCTACCCTCGTTATGTACGATGAACTCCTCATAAACATCTAAGTATGGCATATCCATGTCTACTCCTGATGCTGTGTATGGCATTCTAATTAGTTGAATAATAGGTTTAGCTAATGTGCCTTGATCTACTAAGTTTTTCGTTTTAACCACTTCCCAGATTTGTCCTAATGCTCCTTGTAGGTTATATAGTCTTATGGGATCCTCTGGCGGGGTGGCACTAAATCCGATGCGGTATGTTGCTTTAGGAAAAGAGTTTATGGCAGCGAGAGTGGTTTTCCCTTGGCAGAATTCATGGCACTCATCAATCATAAGAACTTCAGTTCCATCTAAGTGAGTATCTAAAATCTTCTCGATACTCTGAACGGTACATAGCATGATATCACCATAAATGTATCCTTCCCCGAAGCACAGCCCAATATCTTGCATATCACAAGTTTCAGTAAGAAACTCGTATGTTTGGGTTAGAAGTTGTTTTGAGTTAAACAGCACTACCATTTTTCGAGGACTTAAAGCTTTAATGATCGCAGCCATAATTAAAGTTTTCCCTGAACCCGTGGGAGATTTTACTACACCACGCTTCTCCTTTAAAGCAATCTGAATTAACTCTTCCTGGTAATCGTAAAGAGTGAACTTTTCGATGCCGTACTCAGAGAGTGTTATGTCTTCAGTAGGGACTGTATACTCTATCTCGGGAACGCAATCAATTTTTTTAAGATCAGTACACAGTTGCTGAAGAAGCCCTGTGCGAAACACTCCAGCTTTATTTATAAAATGTTGTTTACCGTCCCAGTGCCGATTCTTGTATGCAGGAGAAAATTCCCTTCCTGGGACATTAAAACTATATAAAGAGATTAGGGCATCAAGTAGTTTTGGGTTGTCCGTATGTATTTTAGACTTTAAAGTATCTACTTCTATTCTCATTTATACTATTATAGTATGAAGGTCTTTCTCTATGAAACAAACTCACACGCCAGAGCCTGATGTTGATAGTATTAATACAGAGGTAGAGGATATCCTCTCTGAGCTTCCCTCTGAGGTTGAAACAGCATTCGATCTCCCCTCTAAGGGTCTTCTTTATGCTAATAAAACGGAAGCGGTGACTGTTAGACCCCTATCTTTCGAAGATGAGAAGTTCCTCCTTTCTGCTAAAAATGATCCATCTTACGATCCTGTAAATTCTATTCTACATAGATGTGTTAAGGGTGTGGATATAAATGATTTACTTATGATGGATAAGATGTTTATCATTATGAAAATTCGAGAGTTGTCATATGGTAAATCTTATAGTTTTTCCGTAACTTGTCCACAGTGTAACTTTGTTAACCCTCTAACTTTAGATATTGCATCGTTAAAGGTAACAGGGCTAAGTGAAGAGGTGGTGGATCCTGTAGAAGTAGATCTGCCGATGATTAAAAAGAAGGCTAAGATCCGCTTTCCCAGGGTTAGGGATGAGAAATACCTTAATGCAGATACAGGAGTATTAGATAATTTGTGGAGATTTGTTGTTGAGATAGGTGGAAGCACTCAATCAACCGTTATATCTAAAGTAATCCCTAAACTTCCTTCTGCTGATGTACATACCCTTATTCAAGGAATGACAATGGGCGATTATGGCATAGACACAGAAGTAGACTACGGATGCCATAACTGTAAAACTAAGAACCGAATTGCTCTACCCATTACTGAAAATTTTTTTTCAGTGAGCTAATTCAAGGTTTTGAACTAGAAGACTTACTTCAAGAAGCCTATATACTAGTAAGCAAGTTACATTTTTCATATTCGGATGTAAAAACACTTACTAGAACTGAGCGGTTAGCGTTTTTGCGTCTTTATCAACAAGAATTGAAGGAGCAAGAAGATGCAGTTAAACACTATTGAAGTTATTGATCGACACTCTAGGCCAAATGTATTAAATAGAGTGTTACTAAGGACCTTTTTTATAAATGATGGGGGTCTAGCAGACCCCTTCCAAATAAGTGGGGTTGGTATTTTTGCTCTACCCGCAGGTACTTCCCCTAGCAGTTTTTTAGGAGCCGATAATTTAATTGCCCCTGGGCAAAACTCCGCAGCCAAAATGTTCTTCCAGCCCTCTGGGGACGGAAAAGTTAGAACGGAAGACGGATCCATTAATCCTGCATTTAATACTGATAATTATACAGGGGTTGTAACCCCAGTATCCTCTATCGAGGCTGGTTTTGGGATGCCTTGTTCAGGGGTGAGTGGAGTTTATAGACTAGGGACAGGGGAGTACTGTTCGGTCTTAGACGGGATACAAGGCAGTTCTGTTTCAAGCGTTAACTTTGTCCCCGAAGGTGATCCTGATGCCTGGGGGAATGTGTATAACACAGCCACAGCAGGGGTACAGTACGCAGATATTTGGACGGTAAAGTTAACACAAAATTCAGCATGGAAAACTTTCATAAACTATTTTGAGCTTTTTGATGGATCTTTCTATACTACTACCCAACCTACTCTCCTCACAGCAAGAAATTCTTTAATGAATAAAGAGGTAACTTTGGGATCTCAAATAAATTTAAAAGTTACTACAAATATTACGGTTAATAATAGAGATATTGATGACGATATTAAGAATTTGATGAAGAATGTAGCTCTTAGGGCGGCTTCTTTTAGAATAGTAAAGATAAACTCTCACCCAAGCCCTTCTCTACCGTCAAGAGTTACAGTGCTAGACTTTCTTGATGTTCAGGATATAGATATTACCTCCGAAAATACTTTAACCTTATTATGGAATACAGCATCACTGGAGGCGACCGCGCTAGGTAACCCTATAGGACCCTATGCTATTCAAGTTAGATATAATCTTCTAAAAGAAACTATTATTAGTCCTCCCATGTATTTAAATATTAAATAACATGCTAACCAACGAAGGAAATACTACTCCAAATACTGCTGGAGCAGGGGGATACCCCATTATAAAGTGGTCAACAACATATGCTACTTCTAGGGGTATAGTCGCTAAACCCAATGCCATAATGGTAGCGATAGGAGATAAGCTTAAGGATCTTATAAAAAAAGAAATAAGAAGTCATGTTCTTGATCGGGATTGGATCACAGAAGATCTGTTCGGAGGAGAGCTTGGAGCGGGTCCAGGAGGGTTTCAGTGGGAAGGGCGTGGAAATCTAGGTGGTGGAGGCTTTGAGGCAGAAGTTTTTATTGGTTCTAATCTTTATATTGGTGACGATATGAAGATTGAAAATGATAGAAACTGGTCCTGTGGTTTTGCTCTTAATTGGGGTTGGGGTGCCCAAAACCCTGGGGCCGCAGGTCTGCCTCCTGGATGGAATAACGGAAGATATTGGGATTGGGGGGCCAGGAACCACTTATGGGATGGTTGGTGTGATGACTGGGAGAATATGGATCCTTTCGAGCAGGAACCGATTTTAGAGGAAATGAAACAAGGCTTGGTAGAATCTTTGGGCGCACATGCTGGTCACTACATTATGTATGATTGCGGGACTGCGAATCAATTTAAGCAATGGTTTGGTCCTACGGTACATTTTAGACCTTGTACCCCTCACTATCATCCTCATGATCCAAATAAACCTTGCCCCCCTGGGACAGAGCGTAACTGGTATGAGGCAATGAAGGATACTGTTTATATAGAAGAATTAGAGAACGGCCCTTATATACCTTTGGAGCTTGGTCCTACGGGTGATGGGGTTAGGGATCGAAGTGATGCTCTTGAGTGGGCCGAACTGGACAGCTACTTGGAAGAGGTGCGCGGAGCAGGGGATAGCCTTGCTGACATAAATTGGGGGTTGCCAGGAGGAGACGGAAATTCAAATCTAATAATATCTAATCAGGGAGGTAATACTGGACCTCAATCTGCGTTAGGAGGCGGTGATATGAGAAGGCATGGGTGGAACACCGACTACTCTGATTGGAGTAAAATCATACAACGAACAATTGCGAAAAAACGAAGAATGAGCGATTTAATCCACCCTCATATGCCAGCCATTTTCGAGTTCGATCCGTGGATGATAGGCTTTTTAGAGTTACAAAAAACAGACGAGGCGCATAATATATTAAATGACAGAAATCCTCTAAGTAAATACTATAAGCCTAGAGATGCTTTTGGGGTCCCTAAATACGCTTTTCCTGCGGGGACTTGGCCTGGGGGAAATCATTTCTTTGAGGTACTAGGTTTAGATCCTAATGGTTACTTAGCAGATGTAACTACTAATGTTTGGACGGGTAGCCATAATGCTAAAGACTGGAAGCCTTAATACCCTAGGTCCTTTAAAATACCTAATTCATAGGTATACTCTACTCTGGTTTTATTGATCCACCCTTTTAGGTCTATGCCTTTTATATGGGCCTCATTCCAATCTTTGTATGAGGGAGGAGGGCTAACGACCTCAAATGTTGGCATCATAAGGCAGCGGCGTATGCTGTCATAATGCAAGACTCCTTTCTTCCCTGCCTCGTCATTATCATAAGCGATAATAACAGTACCCTCAAATTCTCTAAGATAGCTCATCTGATTAGTTGAAATTTTGCTCCCAACTGTGCAGGTGGCGTTTACCCCTTGAAGCTGTAAGGATATCGCATCCATAGGTCCCTCGCAGATGCATAAGTGATCTGCCTCTTCATCGAAAGGGTATAGAACATTTCTGGCTTGAACCCCCGCAGTAGAGGGAGGGTTAAGATATTTAGGGTTAGAGTAAGGATCTAAGGAGCGAGCTTGGAAAAAGAACATACCTCCCTCTGGGTCCTTAAAGGGGATTAGGATACGATCTTTATATTTACCTTCTGTAGCCAGATAATACGGTTCAGGGTCGAAGGTTTCCTTATCAAAAACATCACGATCCATTAGAAATTTCCACGCAGAAACCACTTTCTCATTGGGAGAGGCGTAGGAGTTTATGTTTACAGGAATAAGCTCACTGGTGCTAGGGAAGGGGTCTTCTTGAACATTAATGCCTGAGAGGACGAATTTAGCATTAGGCTCCTCATTCAACTCCTTTAGGAGCATTTCAGCAGAAGATCTAGCATAAGTCTTATTTTCTATAATAGAGTACAGCTTAATAAAGTTACCCTGCTCTCCTGATTTAAAGCACTGCCATAGACCCGTCTCAGCGTTAATGCTCATGTGGCGTTTATAGTCGTTTTGGACAAAGATAGAGGGAACTATATACTCTACACCGTTAGAAGAGATTTTGCAATCCTTTTTGAATTTCTCCTCTAAGTAGGCTCTAATAATGGTAGGTGAACTCATGTTTATAAATAAAATTTCTGAATCGAAACGCAATACATTTAATCAATGCCGCTTAAAATACCAATACAGGTACACTGATCGGCTGGATGAGACAGGCAATAATAATACGGACGCTTTGCATTTTGGGTCTTATATCCATAAAATATTCGAAGAAGGGTATAAAGCTACTTCTTACAGTGAATTAGCTCAAATAGGAGAAAAGTACATTGATGATTACTCTTTCTCAAAAGCTTACCATAAGAAGATTGAACCATGTCTGAAGAATTTCCTTCGCTTTAACGCCAGTCTAGAAGAAACGAGGTCAGTTGAAGAATACTTTGAACTAGACATGGATAACGATATATCCATTATAGGCTACATCGACCGCATAATCCAAGGAAAAGAGGGTGGAGTTTTAGTTATAGACTATAAGACTGGGAGGCGAGAAAAGGACAAAGTTGAGCTTTTTCAGGACACTCAGTTGAAAGGGTATGTTTACGCAGTCCACAAGATTTACAATGTTCCTCTCGAAAAGATAGTAGCATCTCATTACTACCCTGTCACAGATAATTTCGTTTCGGTGAAATATTCAGAAGGGCAAGTACTTTCGCATGTTCGGAGCGTTATTGAAGATGTGTGGAAAATACGAAAATTAAAAAAGGACCAGTTCCCACCCCAACAAAACGAGTTTTGCAATTGGTGTGGGTACAAGAATATATGCACCTTATTCAATGATGCTTGTTCAATCAATAAAATTATTGAAGAAGCTAAAGCTAAGAAGTCTTCGTCTTAGAAAAGATGAAAGGGTAATAAAGATCTATATCAATAGTTTCAAAGAAGTTATCTACTACTTCTTTAGAATACCTACACTTTTTAGTAAGGTAAAGATATAAAGTATTAAGCTTTAAAGGTCTTTGTTTATTTAAGTACTCTAGAAGTTTTAACTGAAAGTGTTTAATAAACTTTTCAGAGTACTTAAATTTCCACTTATTCACAAAATCATTACTTAAAGTATGGTTGATCAAATCCATAAAATCTACAATTTCAATATCTACATTATCATCCATTAATACCTTCTTTAATTAAGATGCTATATATTAATAGCATGGCTTCAACACGAATTCAAAATATTGTTGTAGATTTTTTAGTAAGGCTTGTTAACGCTGTATCTACTATGGGGTTATCCGAAAGATCACCAGAGGCAAAAAATTATTTACAAAATAATCCTGTAACTCAAGAAAATGTTGAGGAGATAATCAAGCCATCCCCTATTTCCACTTCTTGGGTTCAGCCAGGAGACTTAATCCTTTTTAACTATTCTCGCCCTACCACAGAGACCCACCTAGTTCTTGTAGTAGGCAATGAGAGGACTTCGACAGGCATCTTTAGAAGTAGCGCATTAAACCGCTCAGGAGTTAGGGAGAACATGCTTTTATCTGCGTTTAAGTTAGATTCCGCAGACATTGAAAATTCCACAGCGGCTGTAAGGAATCTATATAAAAAGAGGGAGATTACCTATAGGGACATTGTAGATACTAAGGATCTATTGGGATCTGAGAACTACAGAACCTATCTAACCAATCGAAACTATATGTCTAATTTTAATGAGGTCGAATTCTAATGCATTGGGATAAGCTAATATACAACTACACTTATCAAAAAGAGGTCAAGATCTCGGTGGAGCAACCAGGTGGCGCGGCAAAGCCTGGACCTGAAGTTGCCACTCTTGGAGATAGGTTAGATCTTACCACCCAAGCACTTCAAGCCTTTGGGGAGAATGTATTAGATTTCGGTGAACACACCAAGAACTTAGGGCTTAAGATGGGGCTTCTTAATGAGGCTCAGAAGGCATTAAGAAAAGCATTAGCCGAGGCGAACACTCTCCAAAGAACCACACTTCAAGTTAATAGAACTGTAGGCCAAGTAACAAAGGGCAACACTATGGCATTAGCCAAGATGCCTGGAAGCTTTATGAAAGCTGGTGAGACGATGTTCCAATTCTTAGAGACTGGTCTTCATGGAGCATCAACAGCCTCTTTAAAATTAGGGACTACCATGAAGAGCTTGGGGTTGGATATAAAACAATTATTACAGCTTAATAAATCAGCTTTAACCGTTGGTCGCATGTCAGTTGGGGGGGTTGAAGATCTTAATAAAGCAATTCTAGATACTACTAGTAAGACGGGTGTATCGTTTAATCGTTTAATAGGAGCTATGGATAAGATGACTGAAACGATGCGTATTACTGGAGCCTTAGGGGTAACTGGAGATGCGCTTAAAACTCAGATGGCACTAATAGGTAAACTTGGGGCTGGGTCTGATAGTCTAATTACTGAGATGATGACTAAGGCATTTGATGCAAACTCATCCATGGCGAGTGAAGCGATGTTAGGTATCTTTGATAAGATGCAAGCCTTCAGAAGAGGACCCACAGCAGGAGGGGGTATGGGTGTACTAGAGACAGCCGCTGCCAGCTTCGAAAGAGTTAACCAAACCTTGCAGAATGTACCTCTTCAAATGAGAGCGGCTATCCTAGAGCCGTGGGGGGGATTTGAGGGGTTTGGAAATTTAGCTTCAATGATTATTAGCTTTAGAGATAATATGTCTGCGTTAGATATAAGACAGGCTGAGGCTAATGAGCAGTATAGGAAAACCTTTGAAGAATTTTCCAATGAAGTACTTCGACCTCTTCAAATAATATTTACTAAGGTTTTCACTGGCCTTATAGCAACTTTAACATTTTTAGCTACTCCAATTAGAATTTTAATCAAGACCTTGATGTTAACCAAGACTGTGCAGGGCCTAATATGGGCTTGGGAGAAGCAAAAAGCGATAAGGGAAGATTGGAATTTTAAACGACTCACCGCTGCTATTAAACAGAACACTATGGTACAACTTAAGAAAGCACATGGGGGTGGTCTAGGGAAATTTGCAGGAGTCGGTGCCCTGTCACCCCATTGGGCAGCTATCACAGTCGTAGGCTCTCTCGTGGCCGCTATCGTGCAAGATTCAATGATGGCTGAGGACATTTCGGAGATTAACCGAAAGACTTTAGACCCTCATAAGTTTACTAGTATGTTTGCTGATCGCACTAGTGAGTTAATAAAGCAAGGAGTTGCTACCACTATTTTTGGTGGTAATGAGTTATTAGCTGCAATCAATACTTCTACCGAAGAGCAAGCCTCGCAAATGGGGCAATTGCTCACTTTCTTCTTGGAGAGTACAGATCGAGGCTCCGTTCCAGCCCTAGGAGGTCCTTAATGACTATTCCCCTGGATAATAAGCTTTACGGTCTTCAAGAGCAAGGTCGTTCTAAACTTATTTTTGAGTTCTATAAAGGAGGTAGTAAGATTATTCGAGTACTAGATTTCTTTGAGAATATCATGGTTAAAGAGTCTCAAAAAGCTAATCTTATTACTTATAATCCTATCTCTAGAGGAGGATCCTTGTACGGATATGCAGGATCTAAATCGAGAACTTTTTCTGTTAACTTTAATCTAACCATTCCTAATATTTTACATGTATCTAAACGAGCAATAGGCTCCAATAAAAAATTAGTGGAGAAAAGGGGGGATTTCTTTGTGTATGATTCGGTTAACACCGTAGACGGTGAGGGGATTCCAAAAGGAGTTTTCCAAGACAGTGGAGAGAACAGCCCCACGCTTCAATATGATACAAACTTTATGTATACCGCTTCCGCAGTAAACCCCGAAGCAGCAAAGAGAGCGTTTGGAGGTGATGTAGAGGCTGCTATCGCAGGGAGAGGCGCAGCGACTAAAGGGCGTAGAGGCGCGTTAGATGTTCTTCAGTTTTGGGTAAACCTTATTAGGTCTAGCGTTGTAAACAGCGCACAAGACCCTACTTTATCTCCACCTATAATTCGTTTAAGACATGGAGCACTTTATCAAGATGTTCCTTGTGTGTGCGAGAGCTATAATATAGCACATGACGAGAAAGCAGGTTATGATCGAAACACTTTACTACCTAGAGTTATTAAAGTATCTATGAAATTGAATGAGTATCGTCGTAGCAGTCTCAATCCCTTTGTACATCAGGATCCTGAGAATCGGGATGTCTTAGCAGGGTGGGAGTCTGTGGTTATGACAGGAGATGATAACAAACACTTCAGCATGGATCCTGGAGTTTTGGGGCTTGCAGACGCCAGCTATGTAAAGGACTCAGTTTAATATGGCTTTTGTAAATAAATATAGTGGAAATAAATCCCTTACTAGATACAACTATGGTGTA